ACTTCAAACACATTGGTTTCCGTGTAAATGATCCCAATGAGTTTAGATATAACGATACTGGAGATGCTGGTGTATTCCCAAGATCAATCACACCTCTACTAGGTGATAGATCTGATAAGATTGCAACTACAGAATACGTCCTTAACCTAGCTACGAATGACGTTGGTGGTCGTATTTACGTTTCTCAGCAGATTGGTTCTGACCTCAATGATGGTCGTTCTGCTGTAAACCCAGTAAGAACTATTAAAAAGGCGGCACAGGAAGCGTGGAAGACACCTGGCGTCAAAGAAACTATCATCGTGTCTGGTGGTGATTATGTAGAAGATAACCCAATTTCATTACCACCTGATTGTTCTATTGTTGGTGATAACTTACGTTTGGTTATCATCCGTCCTGCTAATCCTGGCAAACACATTGTTAAGTTTGGTGATAAGAACTACGTTATTGGTGTTACTTATCGTGACCAAATTGATTCCAATGGTGACGCAGTTGCTACTTGGGATTTTGCGATGGTATTTGACGACAAGCAAAGAGTAATACTTGACGTTGAAGCTAATGGTGACTTTGGAACATCGTTCCCTGTTGGTCATCAGATTTTTGGACCTCAACAATTCCGTGTTAATTTTCAAAACAACACAGGTCTTGCTACATTAACATCTGGTTTAATTGTAAAAGGTGTTAACACTGGTTCTAGAGCAAAAATATTTGACGTTGTATTTGCAACTACAACAGGTGCTAGTGCATTTGTAAATGGTACTATTGACGTACAATTACAATCTGGTTCTTTCGTTGAAGGTGAACAATTTTCATATATCACATCTGCTGGTGCAGGTAGTGCTATCAACCTTGCTATCACTGGTCAACAAGGATTTAACACTTTAAGATTTTCACAAGATCCTACTGGAACTATTCCAGGTGGTACGATTGTTCAATTAGTAGGAACACCATCCACAGGTCTTCCTTTCACAGGATTCTATGAAGTTGCTTCTATTGATACTACACAATCTGCAAGCAATATCTGGGATGTAACTTTCTTCCCAATTTTAAATGCACCTACATGGGATGCAACAGGTGTTGGTGGCACATACGCAATCAACCAAGCTACTGCACAAA